GGTTATTGATACATTCACTAGGGATGAACTTTTAATGCTAGGTTACAGGCTAAAAAAAACCAGATTAGGTATTGAGGGTTATAGGGGTAAAGACTTAGCGGTAGTATTTAGGTATAAACCAACACAGCAATACTTTGATAACCAAGTACCAGACGAGCAATATCACGATTTATATTCATCCAATTAAACAACTCATTTTCTACCTACGCTAACAACCCATAATTTGTACGAGGCGTTATGTTGAGTGTTTGCGGCCTGTATAATAGCGCAGCACAGGCCGACCCGATAGTGCACGTAACATAATGGCAATTATGGGTTGTATTTCGAATTACTGAAAAAGAAGAGCGCTTACTTTTACTTTTGCGCGAACATAATATGACTGATGAATTTATGCAGCAGGCAACTTTGAAAGCAATTGATAAATCATTTCATGGCGACAGCCGATAGCGAAGCGGAAACCCAACCCATCTAAATCATATCGATATTGTTTTGGCTGCACTGGCTAAATCAATATCACTAAATTAAATCGCCCCTCTGATAAACCTCTCTTTTTCTCTTTTTCTCTTTTAGCGCCAAATGCGTCGCCTTTCAACTTGTTGAAAGCCTACGCATGGCGCTATTTAAAAAAAACCCCGTAATTGTATTACGGGGTATAACTCCTATCTAAACCTATGCTCACACTGTATTACTACTCTGTTTTTTTTTCTTCTTCTATCAAATCGTCTTTTGCCATTACTTGGTAATTGTTAATCATATAGTGAACAACATCAGTCCATTTTATTTGCTTACCTGTTTTATGAGATATTTCTATTGCCTTCCTTTCAAGTTCCATTTTTCGCTCTATTGCAATTGAAATAGTGGTTCTGTCTGTCTTTTTCATGCTCTAAGCCTGTTTTATTTAATTTTTGAATAATAGCATGCCTGAATTTATTTATGCTCTCATACTTGCATTCATGAATTCATTAATGTATAAATCTTTTTGTTGCATAGGTGAATTCATTTATTCAAAAATTCATTAGGGTCATGGAATGAAAATATATTACGAAAATAACAAGCAAGCGGGCGTTCAAGTCACATACGATTTGGACGGTGTTCGCATGTACGATTATTTCGATAATATGTATCGTTTTCGTTGCTGGGTTGCCCATGAATATGACTGTGAAACGGTAGAAATCACTGATTCTAATTATCGTCAGCTAGTTGAGCGGGGGGTTATATGAACTACCAATATACTGACCGCGCTACTCAACTAATCAATAATCGCCTTGAACGCTTTAAAAAACATGAAGCTAACCAGACAATTATTGACCATTTATCATTTAGCTTCCCGCTTGCTGACTTGCGCCATTTAAGACGCTCTCCGTCTATTGGTTCAACTGTAGATAGTCAAACGCTTTTCCCAGAAGTACCAACAATTAAACAAGATTTTAATACTGAGGGCTTAAAACCTGATGAAGTATTAGCAGCAATTGAAATTCAAAAACAACGTGTTAACGCTGCAATGTCTGATTTTTATTACCGTTCTTTACGTGCTTTTGTCAGTGTTGTTTTAGGTTTAGAGCTATCAGCTCCAAGAGATAAAGGGTTTCACGGTTATCAAAATTCACTTAACTTACTTACTCAAGAGGGTAATCAAGTGGGTTTTGTTGGTATTGGCGGTCAACGCAACACAGTTTACTTTCAAATATCGGGCGAGGGCTGTAAACACTTATGGTCACACACTACGCCTTTTATTCTTCATCACTGGTTATCTAAAGTTTTAAGCATTAGTTACTTATCTCGCATTGATATTGCTCGCGACTGTTACGACGATGTTTTTAATTGCAAAAATGCTGAAACTAACTTTTTCCAAAAAGCATTTGCACGTAAAAAAGGCGGCCCTAATCCTACAATGGCCCCGCGTCACTCTTTCACTGTCGAAGGTGTTTATGATGTTGAAATGACCACTATTGGTAAACGTACTAGCCCTGTTTATTGGCGTATCTATAACAAAAAATTAGAACAAGGCATTCAAGAGCCTGACCTTATTTGGTATCGCAATGAAGTTGAATTAAAAAAATGGTCTGTTGATTCACTTTTAGACCCTGACTCTACTTTTGCGGGCATCTGTGATTTTTCACAACAAATGATTAATTCTGATGGTGTTCATACTTCAAGTTCTCCAAGAGCAACAAATGCCGCTACTGATTTAGCCAGTAGAGTGAAATGGGTTAGACGTATGTGCGGTAAAGCACTATCAGATATTTTTGAAATTACTGAGGGGGATATTCAAACGCTTTTAGGTTTGTTAGTCCCTGATAAATATATAACGGGTAAATCTTTGGATATACCTAACACCTACAAACAACTATTAACTGAACAATTAAGGAGTCATTAACATGGCTATTGTTATCGCTGGTATCGGCATTACTAAATTTCCTGAGTCAAAAAATCCTGATGTTGAAAAAGCAACGTTAGAAGTTTTATATCCTTTTGACTCGGTTAATTCACCTAAATTTCATCGCAAGGCAATTGGTAAAACTACCGCTACACCTTTCGGCAAAGAGCCTATTGTTATTAACGCGTCTTACGCTCACGTTCTTATAGACAACAAAGCTTTCGTTGCTGATAAAGCTTATGAACTTAAGTTCTCATTTAATGATGAAACTTTTGATAATGAAGTTGTTGAACTTATACCTGTTGACCCTGAATTGAAGCGTCACTTCAAAGAATCTTTAGGCGGTTAATGACATGGCTACTTGTGTACAGCTTGAATATGGCGAACTTAAACCAACGGCACAATCAATTGAAGATTGCACTGGCTTTGTCATGTTAGAGCCTACCGAGTACCAGCAATTTATTTTAGGTTCGAGCATTTTCGACCCTAACTTAATTCCCATTGAACAGGCACAAGCTCTTTTTGTTAGTGGCTTTTCATTGGTAATAATTAGTTACATGGTCTCGTGGGGCTATGGAACTGTAATCAACTGGTTTAAACCAGAAAACGACAATTAAATTTTTCAAGCTAAAAGGAAAAAAACTATGGACTTCACTGGAGTTACATCAGCGGTTGACGCTACTACTATCGTTGCAGCAATCACAGCACTAGCAGCAATCAAGATATTACCGGGCGTTGCGAAATGGGGTTATAACAAAGTTATCGGCTGGTTCCGTTAATATCCGACTAACCAACGAAATCGCAAACTAAGCCCTGTATTCCTAAAAGTTGCGGGGCTTTTTTAATGGAGCTTTATTATGATTTGGGGAATTTACTATGCTTGTCTTGGGATTGCTTGCGCGGTTGCGATCATTCGCGGCTTCGAAAATGCTTAAACTTTCTAGTTTTTTATGGCGCATAATTAAGCACGCTATACGCCACCCTTTCAAAACTATATTTTCATTAATTAAACTATGGTTTTGTTTAATGATATTAAGCTTATTTTCAACTTTGGCTATTGCCATTGAGTTAGAGTACCCCGGTGTTCCTGCTACCTTGCAGAATAGTTATCGTGGTACATGTACCACAGGTAATGGTACATTTTTTGTAAAAGCTGCTAATCCTGAAGCTGTTTTTAAGCAGTGTGAGGCATTGATTATAGAAAACCATCCATTCCAATGTTTTAACGTTAACTCAGGTATAACTGCCTTTGGTTCAACAGTTAGGGCCTATGTAAAATTAAACCCAGAAACCGGTATGTGTGACTCATGGGAAAGGTCACATGGTTCTTTAACTGGTGGGAACCTTCAGGAATTAGAATCTTGCCCACCACCTGGTTACCCTGACCATATTTACCCAATTGAAACCAATGGCGGTTTAATGTGTCACAAGGCAAAACTACAAGACTCTAGTTGTCCAGAACCAACCATAAATGACCAGTATGTTTTTGGTACCGCAACATCTCCCTCAAATGTCTGTTATGACAACCCTGAAAGTGACACTCAATGCAACATCAATACAGATGATACCGGCGGTTATTACTTACCCACCAAATATAATTCACAAGAACCTGTCGATTGTGACTCTCAACCACCAGAGGGTGATGATAAATTTTGCACGGCAACTGGTAGTTCTGGCGTTTATTCAGTTGATTGCCCAACTAGCTCTATCAGTTTCGACATAACAGGTATTCAAAAAAACGCTGACCAATTAGTAGTTAATCACCAACGCATATCCGAAATTGAAGCATCTTTTTTAACTCAACAAGATATTGACTCATTAGTTCAGTCTGGACAACTCAAAGGCGAAAAAGGTGATCAAGGTGAAAAAGGTGATCAAGGTGAAAAAGGCGATCAAGGTATTCAAGGTGTTCAAGGCGCAACTGGTCAAGCTGGCGCTGATGGTCAACAAGGTGAACAAGGCATTCAAGGCGAACAAGGCATTCAAGGCGAACAAGGCATTCAAGGTGAAAAGGGCGAAAAAGGTGATCAAGGTATAGCGGGTATTGATGGCCAAGATGGTAAAGATGGAATTGATGGAATAAATGGCCTTGATGGTGAAGATGGCGAAAATTGTACCGTAATAAATACACCAACCGGTGCAACTATATCATGCCCTGACGGTTCACAATCAGAAGTCGCTGGAGTAGATGAGGACGCTATCGTCTCAGAGCTAACCAAACAAACTACAGAACTAAAAAAACAAACAGACGCCATTACAAAATTAGGGACTTATGACGGTGATGCCCCGACAATTGACTATTCAACTAAGCCAGAAAAATACACTGAGATAGCTACTTTCGATTGGGAAACTACTAATTTTGGAACCGTACTTGAAGAACATAATGACGCAATGCGAACTTTGCCTTTATTTTCTGCAATAGATGATTTTTTTGTTACTTCCTTTGGTGGTAGCTGCCCAGTCTGGCAAGAAACTGTAACCGTATTAGACGCATCTTTTACCGTTACAATTGACCAGTTCTGTAGCTCTGCCGTTCAATCAATTTTGCCATACATACGAGCTATTTTGATGCTTGTCGCTGGCTTTTTCGCATGGAGAATCGCAATTGAATAGTTTACTAGACTGGTTAGCCGAAATGTGGCAAGGCTTTATTGATTGGCTTTATGAAATACTAATTTTTATTTTAGATGCCTTGCTTTGGTTATCATTACAGGTTTTTGAAAAAATGCTGGAGGGCTTTCGGCTTATTTTTTCACTGATTGACCCGCCACAATTTATCCAATCGGGTATAAGTCAGTTTACATCTGCAATACCGCCCGATGTTGGTTATCTCTTAGGCGCGACCGGATTCGATAGCGCCTTAGGTATTATCGGTGTTGGCTATACATTTCGTTTAACTCGTAAAGTTTTAACTTTATTCCAGTGGTAAAATTATGATTATATTTCACGAGGGTTTGCCTGGTTCTGGCAAAAGTTATGAAGCTTTAGTAAAACATATAATACCCAGCTTAGAAAAAGGCCGTAAAGTTTATGCCCGACTTAACGGCTTCAACTATGAAAAAGTTAGTGAACTCACAGGTAAAACGGTCGAGGAACTAGAATCTTTATATACAGAAATCACAGAAGAACAGGTTCTTACTGTTTACGATATAGTTGAAAATGATTCTTTACTCGTACTTGATGAGCTTCAAAACTTTTTCCCTAGTGGTAGGCAAAAGCTATCTGACGAAATGACTCGATTTATCGCAGAACATAGACATAGAGGTATGGATATTATTTGCATGGGTCAAGCTTTGGCCGATGTGCATACCACATGGAAACGAAGAACCGAACGTAAAATATCATTTTTAAAACTATCTATGGTCGGTATGGATAGTAAATATAAATGGGAAATGTACCAAGGTTCAATCAATGGCGTTAAAGGTGATGTAGTTTTTAAAAAGATAAAATCAGGTGTCGAAAAATATGACAGCAAGTATTTTGGCTCATATCTTAGCCACCAATTAACAACTGATAACACCGATGTTTACTCTGACGACCGAGTGAACATCTTTAAGTCTAAACAATTTATTTTCTATTTACCTATATTTTTAGCTGTTATCGCTTTTGCTATTTATTTCTTAACTAGCTTTTTCAATGGTGATACACAAATAGTAAACACCAAATCTAAAGAACCTAGCAACGGGCCCGTTGCAAAAGTTGAAAAACAGCAAATTGCCACAACTGGAGAACTAAACCAAGCACCACAAAAAAAACCTAAACCTAAACCGAGTACCGACCCATATCAAAGATTGAGGGATACAATACAAAACAACAACGCAATGATAACTTATGAAGAAATCTATCGAGATAGAATTGCTGATTTACTTGTTGTTGTTGAATCAGCTAGTAAACAGGTTATTGATACATTCACTAGGGATGAACTTTTAATGCTAGGTTACAGGCTAAAAAAAACCAGATTAGGTATTGAGGGTTATAGGGGTAAAGACTTAGCGGTAGTATTTAGGTATAAACCAACCCAGCAATACTTTGATAACCAAGTACCAGACGAACAATATCACGATTTATATTCATCCAATTAAACGTTAAAACCAACGCCTTTCAACTTGTTGAAAGCCGTTGGTTAACGTTTAAGTACTTTAAAATCTACTTAATCAGATTATCGAATGCTTGCTTAAAGTCATTAATAGCTTCAATTTTATCGTCTAGTGAATTATCCAAACGATAATTATCAGCCTTTAAATTGCTAATTTCAGTTTGTGTTTTTTGATATTCGAGTATCAAAAAATCAATTAACTTGGTCGAAGTATTAATATTTAGCCTATCCTTTAATCGACCAATTTCCTCGTTTACCTTATCATTTGGGCGGTATGTAATAGCCATTCTAGTATCCTTTGCAATCATAATGAGCAGCCAGGTTAAGCCCGGATAATACATTTTGCAATCATTAAAATGAAAACAGGTCGTTTGCCAGGATAAATAATGCAATCAAATGCATAAATATTTTTATGGCGCAGCCATGTAGACCGCACACAAATATTAATTTAGCATTAACGTAAATCGGTCGTAACTAAGCGAAGCGCAACCCCTGCCCTTAGTCACTCGATACCGCGCTTGCGCCCCTGATAAACCTATTCGGAGTTAGATAATGATTAACCATTGTGATTTTTTTAAAAGGAGTAAAAATCACAATGTTTAAATCAGAATTTCATAAACAGTTTCTTTCTTTATTTGGCTACAATTATGCAAAAGGTGCTAAAGAACTAGGAGTAAGTGAAAGGCAAGCAAGGCGCTATGTGAAATCAGGTAAAGCCAGTCTCCCAGTAGAAAAACTAACAGCTATTATTTATCGAGGTTATTTACCTGCTACTGGAGCATGGGCAGACTGTAAAATTTCTGTAGATGATCATACAATGAGTACACCTTGGGGTGAAGTTAAACCCTCTGATGTTCAGCTCGTTCATCGTTACAAGTGGTCGGCTAGAAAATCAGAGTCTATGTACAAAACCCTTAAGGAAAATCATAAAACACAGGATAATTATTTATCCGACTTACAAGACCAATTACTTAATATTATTGGTGAAATATCTGAAAGGACAGGAAGCTAAATGGAATTAAACTATTTAAAACTATACTTCTCACTTACTCTTGCTGGTTTAACAATTTGGGGTGTCGATGAAGCTGTTGATTTATATAAAATAAAACTTGTTGCTGATGCTGCAAGCTCAGCTATGAAGCAATCTAGTTTAGAGGCTAAAAGTGCAGCAATTAGAGCTCAAACTCAAGCTTTGAAAGAAAAAAACCGTAATCAAATTATCAGTAGGCAAAACGCCCAAAGAGAAGCAGTGATAAGGAATGCTCAGAGAACTAACAATGAAATTTGTTCATTCTGGAGAGGTGAATATAATTCTTCACGTACCGAAACTAACAAAGTCATGATGGATGGTGCATGTGAAAGAGCTTCAAATCCGCCAGACATGTCTACTACAACTCTTAATCTTAAAGGTAACAAGTAGGTCAAACTGTCACATCTGACAGCAAATATAAACTACTAATAAAAAAGGGCTTTTCGCCCTTTTCTTTAATATTACGTACCGTAATTTATGGGATATCGCTATTACGCAAATGCGTCCTCAGTTGGTGCATTTGCTAGTCCTGCAACTAGCGTTAGCGCTACACATGCTGCACTAATCTTTTTTACAATATCAGTCCAAACTTTACTCTCTTCTTTGGTTTTTGATTTCTCAATAGCCAAATTCAATAAAGCTTCTTTTTTATCCATTCCAACTTTATTAGCCAGAAAAATACACTGATTTGCAGTTAAGTGCCTTTCACCCCTTTTAATTTGGGATAAAGAACCAGACGTAACACTATCCAAGTCAGCAACAACTTGTTTGTCCTGTGAATAACCCATGATTTCTTTGTATTTTTCAACAAGTTGATAACTAAATGACATATATATCTCCTCTCTAAATCAATTATAGCGCACAAAAATGTAAAATATATTCTTGACGTTGCACAAACTTGTGCGCTACATTCTGCGCTATTGCACAAGTTTGTGCATTATATTTACAAGGAAATTAGAGATATGAGTTCAATCAAATACACACTTGAATTAAACACTGAAGAGAGAACTGCTCTAATCTCTGAATTATCTGCTTCTAAAGTAAAACATCAAACTGATATTGAGTTATTTCAAAAAGCATTAGATATAGCATTAGATAAACCAGCAACTCCACACCCATTTCTTGAATGTTCAATTACTTATGCAAATGAGCGTTTATGTGTAGTTGAGTCGCTTATTCAGCAAGTTATTAATTGCTCTGTTGAATTAAAGGCTTCAAAATGAACTCATTATCTAACGCCCAATACGCTCAAGTTTTCCCGCTAAATACAGCAATCAATTTAACGGCAAATTTACGACCTGCATGCACTGCAAAAGACGTTTTTGCAAACCTTTCTAAACCAATGAAAGAACGTTTTTTTGACTTTGAATCATGGCGAAATCGTATTTTTGAACGTCACTCTAACCTTGCACATATGCTTAGCACCGGTTACTTTTTGGCTGAAAAATTCAACAATTTAGCTGAAGCAAACAAGCGTTTAAAGTCTGCTGATACCGTTTTAACCCTTGGGAATTTTAAACACGGTCATATAAATTTATCATGTTCAGACGATGAACTATGCGAAATTGCAGATCAAAAAGCCCGTTATTGTGAGCTGAAAATAAGTAAAAACGGCTATACTTTATCTGTATTTAACATCCTGGTTAAATACTTAAATTCCTTTGATATTCAAAAGCCTGAACTAGTTGCACCTTATTGCACACACTTTTCAGCAGATTCTTTAACAGGTATTTTAAACCGCTTTGCTGACCCAATTTTCTGGCGTCGTAAATTACGTAAAATCCAAGCGTTTACTATTGAACAACTAGCACGTGATTTGAGACTCGTACATAAAAAAGCAAGTGCTTATGTGTCACAACCAACCATCCAGAACCGCCGAGAACGTAAGCGCAAATCAGCCGAAATAATGTCTGATTTATTTGTTGTTCCAAACGATGCAAACCCGTTTGATGAGTTCGAAACACTGCAATCAATTATTGAACGTTCGCATACATCTGGTAAACAACAAGCGGCTGAATTAATGGTTCGCATTCGTGGCTTTGAAGAACTAGCAGACATGCATGGCCATCGCGGTGAGTTCTACACATTATCAGCACCAAGTAGATTTCATGCAGTTCACCATACAGGCCGACCAAATAATAAATATGATGGGTCAACACCTCAGGATGCACAGGAATATTTTAACGGTATTTGGAAACGTGCCCGCGCCCTATTCTCAAAACAAAATTTGCGCCCTTACGGATTCCGTGTTGTTGAACCTCATCATGACGGTTGCCCACACTGGCATATGCTTTTATTCATGGAAAAAGGTGACGCGATACAAGTTCGCGCAATTCTTAAAAAGCTTTGTACCGAAGATACACCAACCGAATTTAGAACAAGCACCACCCGCTTTAAGGCTATTACGATTAATAAAAGTAAAGGCTCTGCTGCTGGCTACATTGCTAAATATATTACTAAAGCCGTAACTGGTGACAGCATCGATAAAGTGATTTGTTCACAAGCTGGTGAAATGAAAATACTTCCAGCCGATGCCGCAGAACGTGCATCGACTTGGGCGAGTACGTTTGATATTAGACGTTTTCAGCAAATTGGTGGCCCATCAGTCACCCTTTGGCGTGAACTTAGACGATTAGGCCAAGGTGATACTGGCAAATGTGAGGTTGCAAACGCAATGAATACAACACTAGACACAGTTTCAAAATACGCACTTGAGAAGGTACGCCAAGCTGCTGATTCATCAGATTGGAAAGCATTTTGCCTTGCAATGGGTGGCGTACAAGTTAAACGCAAAGACCAAACTTTACGCATTCACTACCAATTGCCCGATATTGTTGACCGTATTACTGGCGAGGTTAGCCGCAGTGAATCTAAATCACCCTACTTTGCCACTAAATATGGCGACCAACCAGCTAACAGAATTTTAGGCGTTGCTTGGGATGCTGTTGTTGTAATTACTCGACGCGGTACTACCCAGATACTCACTGAAAAAGATATTAAATCGCAACGTAAAATCATGTGCGGTGTGTCTGAACAAATACAAGGTTGGCACGATGACGGCCGCTTATTCGCACCTAGTGATGAAGATATGCAGTTCCTTGAAGCTTGCGTTCTTGAGGATTATCAAAACATGTGCTTATTCATGGATTACGAAGCTCTGGCTGGCAACATTTCGAGCGACGAAGTCGCGAGCTTGGACTTGTGTCATTAACTGTAACTATTAATAAAATTAAACCCAATTGGAGAAATTATGAATATTGAAGGCGCTATTACAGACCTAGTAAAAGTTAACCGCACAGATGATAAAGGCGCTCCCCTGCCTACGACTGGCGAATTTAAACTTCATACAAAAAACCCAGCTCAAATTTTATCTGTAAAGGTATCTGCTGACCAATTTAACGATGGTACTTATCAGCAATTGGAGAATTTGCAATCTGACCCTAACGGCTGGGGCTTAAAGCCTGTGATACTCAATATTGAATATTACGAAGGTGCTAACGTAGCGCGTCAAATGGACTGGAAAGGCTTCCGTTTGCACAGCTTACCTCAAGAAAATAAAGGTAAATAAAAATGGCTACTTGTGTTCAGCTCGAATATGGCGAACTTAAACCAACGGCACAATCAATTGAAGATTGCACTGGCTTTGTCATGTTAGAGCCTACCGAGTACCAACAATTTATTTTAGGTTCGAGTATTTTCGACCCTAACCTAATTCCCATTGAACAGGCACAAGCACTTTTTGTTAGTGGCTTTTCATTGGTAATAATTAGTTACATGGTCTCGTGGGGCTATGGAACTGTAATCAACTGGTTTAAACCAGAAAACGACAATTAAACTTTTCAAGCTAAAAGGAAAAAACTATGGACTTCACTGGAGTTACATCAGCGGTTGACGCTACTACTATTGTTG